ATCTTTTAAAAAATTAGATTTTGAAGGATTATTTTTTACAAACTGTTTTTCTTTTTTAGTTAATGGTGGTGGTCCTTTACTTAAATCAATTCCTTTTGGATTTCTACCTGTGGCTATAGCTGTATTATAAGTTTGTATAGCTGAACTTCTGTCATCTGGACCCTCATTTCCTCTTCTACTATTTCCTCCACCAGGAGAAACATTTGATGTACTTGTAGCAGCTCTGCTACTTGTAGCTATCAGCCCCACCTTTAAGTCCTGATACGTTTACCATTCGCTGGTTAGCTTACATAGTTGTTTGTATTGTTGTGCGTTTGTTATTGCCATTGTACTATTATATTATAATTTTGTATCTCCTCCAAGTGGTAAAGCTTCTACAATTACTTTAACATCTCTTTTAATATCATCAGCTACAGTCTCTGTATTTGAATCTTGTACATCTTGCATAGCCTCTGCATCTGAATTATATTCTTGACCTGTTTTAGTATTGGTTAATGTAATTTCTGTTTGTGGTGTTATAATTTTAACGGGTTTACCGTTTATTACTTCTATTCTGTATGATGCTTCTGTTTCAATAAATGACATATTAATCCCTGTTTATTTCCAATATTGCACAAGTACCTTCAAATATATTAGCACTTGCTGCTTGTAGTTGTAATTTATCATTTTCTTCTAATACGATTGAGCCATCAGATATTGACTTAGAATCTACCTGATTTACAGTATGTTCTGCAAATTGAAACGCAGTTGTTGCTGAATTATCATATATGAAAGCTTTAATTTCAGTGTTTCCACCTGATCCAACATTTGCTGTGTGTATATTTTGTATTATAGCTCTAGAGTTAGATGGAGCTTGTATATATCAGTCACATCTGTTGTAGTTAAATCAAACTTAGCATTTTTATATATATTTGCCATACTAATCTTCCTGATTTAAACCAAGTAAATCTTTCCGTGCTCTTGTTTTACTTCATTTAAAAATGTAGAATTTAATTGATCTTTCATAATAGTTAAAGCTCTGTTAATTTGTTTTTGGTTAGATACATCGTATTCTGTTTTTGGTTCTGGTATTCTAATATTTATTTTAGCCATTATCTACGTCCATCTGGTTGCACATCTAAACGAAGTGTGCCAAATCTCCATGTTTCACCACTGTCATCGTTTTCTATTTTAACATTTATAAATCTACCTCTAGCTCTTGTATCTTTTTTAATTGTAGTTGAGTTTAATTGTAAAAGGACTTAATGCTGTTGTAGTATCTGATTGTTGAGGATATCTTTTTATTCAGATAGACTTACTTTAGCATTACCAACTAAAGTTTTAAAATCAGGTACAAATCTTCTCATTGCTAGAAATACTTCTCCAGCAACTTTAGGACCGCAGCTTGTCCTTGAGGTCCATCATTTCTTTGTCTTTGTTCTAAATCAATATCATAAGATTTTACAAAAGATGTAACAGTTGTAGTAGATCCATCTTCATTAACTTGATCTGTTCCTACTTCATGTTCAAAAAATTTAGTTTGACCTAATCCATTTGACCTACAACAATTGGAAAAGTACCATTACTGTGATGCGTCATATTTAGTACCATATGGTTTTGGATATACAATTGCATCAATCCAAGATGTTCTTGCTTCTGTTCCTGTATACCAAACACCACCTTTCATTAACTGGTTCACCATAATTAAATACAACATATTTATCATTAAACTAGATCCTTGTGATGGGTAATACCAAACAACTTCTGTAAATAAATTATTGATACCTGCTGCAACTTGTTGACCTTTTGTAGTATCAAAATATCAAATACAAAATCTTCTACACTACATGGTAATGATTTAACTGTACCATCAAACATAAAAAAACCATTTGGTGATAACCAGAAAGCTGCACCATCTATTTCAACAACTGCATTCTTACCTATCAATCCACAGTTTGTACCTACTTGTTCAAATCCAAATGTAAAAGGTGCACCTACAAATTTCATTGTGTATAGTGCATTATCTGTAAAAACTAGAATTGTTTCTTTTGCTTTAATTGCACCTACAATTTTTGTACCATCTTGTAATCTAAAATCACCGGCACTGTTAATTGCAGTTGCAGTATATCATTTATATCTTCTTGATTAGAAAATCTTATAAACATATCGTCTTGTGTTGTTGTATCTCCAATAGTTGTTTCTGTTCCAAATGACATAAGTGTCTAGTTGTTGGTGATATTAAAGTTAATCTTGATGCAGTTGGATTAGCAGATGATTGAAAAACCAGATGTGCTTGTTGATGCTCTAACTGTTAAAGGTGATGCTGCTCCTGCATTCCATGTAAATGTTTTACCGTTTGCAATAGTTGCAATTAATACTTGACCAAAGTTATCAAGACTCCATAGACCAGGTTCAAGAGTTACTTCTGATGCAAGTACACCTTCACCCCAGTCAGTAAAATTTGTTGCATCTGTAACAGCTGTTCCAGATGTTATGTGCAGCATTATCTGTACCATTTACATTTCTTACAATAGTTTGTAAATTTGGTGATGATATAGATGCATAAGATATTAATTCACTTTCTACTAAAATTCTACCCTGCAGCACTAAAGTTTGTTGTTGCAGCTAACGTAACATTTGTACCAGAACCACCTGTACCAGAGAGTTTGCACTTAATGATCCATTTAATGTTGATGTAGCAGCACCCGATACAGATCCATTCCATTGAGATATACCAAAACCATAACCATAATTTTGTGCAGAAGGTCCTACTTTTTCATAAGGTTTGACTGCTATACTACCACCTGTTGAAACTGTACCCACCAGCATTACTACTTTGTGTAATTGTAAAAGTTGTAGGTGTTGGAACTGTTGTTACTTGAAATAGTTTATCTTCAAAATCTGATGCACTAAAACCTGTACCACTTGGTAATGTTACACTATCTAATAAAACAATATCTCCCGGCTCTAAACCATGAGAAGTAGAAGTTGTTATTGTACAAACAGGATCATTATTAGTTGTTGCAATTGTAGAAGATGATAATGTTGCTTTTAAAGGTGTTATGTCATAACTGTCCTTCAAAATATAAAGTAAAAACTTATCTGTTCCTATTGCAACATATCTATTTCCATTTAGATCAACAAACGCGTGAAGTTTTCTAGCTACACCTACAATAGTATCTGATATTAAAGAAGACCAACCACCAACTTTTTCAGGTAGGTTATATCTAAATCTAACATTATCAGAATCTACCCATCTATTTTCTGCACCAGACTGTTGTATCTTGTTTGTCAATTCCTGGTAAGAAAATTGTACTTCAATAAGAGCCATGGTCCGTGCTCCTTATGCCGTGTTAGTCTTTATATGCCCAACCTCTTGTTGCATCTACATACACTAATGTAAAAGCTTGACCGTTAGTTGTTAATGTTAGGTTTGATGTACCTGTATTTATTGGTTGACTGTTTCTATTAATTGTTAAATTGTTAGATGCAAAAGTTCCTCTTGCATCAATAAATGTAACTTCATTACCTACGGCAGGTGATGCAGGTAAGTGTAACTGTAATACCACTTAGCTGTTGTATTTGCAAATATTTGATCACCATTAACTGCTGTGTATGCAGTTATTGTTGAAGAGTTTAATTATCCTTTTTTTGTAGTTTACCTGACTAACATTTGTACCATCTGAATATACTAATGATGTTGATCCTATAGGTAATAACAACCTGTTCCTGAAACAGTTTTAACTGTTAAAGTATAATATACTGCAGATCTACCTCTAGTAGTTGCATCTTCAAATACTATAACTCTTTCAGCACCATCTGGTATAGTTACTGTTCTATTTGCAAAGTGTCCTGTTAATTTAAGTATAAATTTTTACCGTTTGATGTTGCACCATTATCTAATGCTAAGCTAACGTCTCCACTTGCAACTGCAAGTGATAAATAACCTGTAGCTAGCTTGTTCTAAAATTTGTAAGTTTGTATTAGTAATTGTACCCCAGGACCTGCTTTTTCACCTGTAGTTATTAGTTCTAATTTTGAGTTTGTTGAATAACTTGATGCCATAATTCTCCTATGCGTCTGGATCTATTGGGACCCATACTTGATTTGGACTCCTGGTGGTATTGGGTTCCATGATATCACACTTACAGGGTTAGTTGCAAGGTTAAATTGTTGTCCTGTAACGTTTACTGTAGTAATTAATTCTACTGCTGTATTACCTATTGCTATGTTTAATCTATTACCATTCGCTAATACAGTAATATTCTGTATACCGACTCCGGCAAAAGTAGTTGCTGCGAAAGGTGTTGCTCCAAAAAACATTAGGTACCGCTACTTCTAATCCTACACCTGTAGGTAATACAGTTGCTTTAGCTTTAATAGTTACTGTTCCTGTAGATAAGTTTTGTCTATTAGTTGTAACAATAGCTGTTGCGTTAGCTTTGGTTGTAGCATTTCCAATAGCAATTTCAATACCACTTCCTGTAGGTGTAATTGTTGCTCCTGCAACGATTGTAACATCACCTGTTTCTGTATTGATCCTTGATCCCTGAGGCAAGACTCCTGCTGCTGCAGTTGTTGTAACTGTTCCAGTATCTGCATTAATCCTTGATCCTGTTACATTGTATTTAAATGCAAGTGTAACTGTACCGGTATCTGTATTGATCCTTGACCCTGTTGGAATAATTGTTGCTTTACCAATAGTTGCAACGGACCCTGTATCTAAATTTAATCTGTTACCAGATACACCTACTACATCAATACCTTTAGCAACTCCTGTATCAATTTCATAACCATTACCAGTAACACCAAAGTTAGCTGCTGCAGTAACAGTAACGGAACCTGTAGAGAAATTTAGTCTTTGACCTGTTGGAGATACTGTTTGATTAATATTGATTTCAACATTACCAATTGTAGTATTTAATCTACTACCTGTTGGTAATACTAAAGCGTTTGCAATGATTGTTGGGTTGCCTGTAGACTCATTGATTCTTGAGCCAAGGACATTGACGAATGCATTAGGGTTAAAGCCTACATCTGAAAATGCAGCTGAGGCGAAGGGTGTTGCGCCAAAGTACATGGCAGGTTACCTGGCCGTCGCCGGAATATTATTACTGCCAACTATGCTTTGGCCAAAGGCCATGTAGATGTATGTTCCACCTGATGCGTTTATAGGTGTCCAATCGTATCTTGGTTTAAAACCATTACTTAGTAAATCAAATCTATCTGAACTATATTCAGCAGCAGTAGTATTTGCTTCAAGAATGTAATTATTTGGATTGTAACCAATTCTTTTACTATCATACATAATCCAAGTATCTGCAGTATCTGTTCTTTTAACCATAACCCAGGCAGGTTTAAATCCTGTATAAACAAATGTTCCATCAGCATTTCCATTACCAACATAAGAACCAAACTTGCTATAACCAGTTTTTTCTGCGAAGCAGTAGGCTATATTTGCTTCACTACTTTTATTAACTCCATCACCACTACCTATAGAAAAAACAGAAGAAGTTGGTGTTGTATTATTCCAAGTAGTAACTGTATTACTTGCATCATTAGTTAAATTTAATAATAAATCTTTATTATTTCCTAAACTTGCATGATAAACATACCAATTTTCTGCACCACTACCTGAAGATATTAAATTTTTAACTATTATCATTTTAGGAACTGCACCTAATCCATGGCCCACAGTAGCATTAGCAGCTGTACCTGTATATTTAGATATAGAAAAACCTGCTGTAGTGTTTACTGAAGTGTATGTAGTATTTATTGTACCATCTGTATTTGATGAACCTTGACTACCACCTGCTAACCAATTCCATGATGCGAATGTAGTCCCACTTCTATTTACATCAGCTTGAGAACCAAGAGAAAACCCATCACTATTAAATGATGTAATCGCATCTGAATGAGTAGTCGGTGCACTATTTAAAGATGAATCTAATTGTGATGCTACACCTCTTACAATATCAGTTATACTATGTGGGTCAACTCTACTTCTAGATTTTATCCATGTAAAATCTGGCTTAAATCCTACACCTGTTAATGATTGTGTTCCACCATTACCTGAAATAAGTTTAGTATTAAAATAATCTGTAGATTTATTGATAGTTGTGTATGCCATTATATATTTAATCCTTTAGTTGATAAAGCAGTATAGCCTGTTGGTACATCATACTCAAATATTCCATTACTAGCGTTAGTTCCTGCACTAGATACTGCTGTTGTTCCGAAGTAGCCATTGCCAAAGTTTGCACTTCCAGAAAAACTACCATTACCATTTGCACAATAAATCATTGGAATCCATTCATCATTTGCAAATTCTAATTGTGAATTAGTTATGGTGCTATTGGTAACTAAAGTATCGTTTTTATACCATTTTATAATTCCATTTTCTGTATCAAAAGACATTGAAATTATATCTCCACTAGCATAAGTAACTCCTGTATTAATATTAGTTATACCTAAACCATTTGTGTAAATATTTCCGTTTGAATGATACATTATTCTATCAGCTTCAATTCTTGAATGAGTTGTACCATCTGCACTAGTTCTTACTATTCCAAAAGCAGGTTGACCTGTACTTTCTCTTTTAAATTCAGAATAATATTTACCATTTCCAAAAGCAATAGTTCCTACAACTGCTTCATCTGTACCTGTATTGGTAGTTCCAACATTTAAATTACCATTACCTAATAATATATTAGAAGTTTTATTTAATGAGTTCATTGTACAAAAAACATTGCTTGGACAATCTTCTGTTTTTGTAAGTGTACCTGCTGTTAAAGAATAAGAATTTGAATTTGAAGAATGGTCTGTTAAAGCATTATCATCTTTAAAGAACCAAAAACCATTAGTTCCATAAGATACACTTGGAGAAGTATTTATTTTCCATTCGCCAGTTGTTGAATCAGTTGAACCAAATGATGATGCGTCATAATAATATCCATCACAATAATGAAAGTGTGACATAGAACCCTCATAATAATTATTTTTCATAGCATCACAATAAGCACCTCTACCAATGTAGTGAGGGTGAGCTGAACTACCTATATATGTGTTTGTGTTTTGAGATAGTGAACTCCAAGTATTTGAAGAATAAGAAACTTCTTCTCCATTTAAATAAATATCGCAATTAGGTGTTCCTAGTGTAGTATCCCATCTAACAACTATATTATACCAACCATTAACATCTCTAAGTAAAGCATTACTCTCTGCTTTATATACAGTTGCACCACCTATTCTTATTATAAATGAAATTTTTCTTGTAGTTGTACCCCCAAATCCATTTGGATTAATACATAAAAAAGTACAATCACTATCATTGCTAATATTACCAGCACCGAATATTGTGCTATCAGCACTTGCGTCTGTATCTGCAAATTTACACCAAACAGAAATAGTACCTTTATTCCTATTTCCATTTCCACTATATGTTTTTGATAAGTATGTAGTTGATTGTGCCATTAGTTAAACTGTGCTCCTCCCGACGCGCCGTGAGATATTGTAATTGTAAACTGACGGTCTGCTGTTTGGCCCTGTGCATCCGTTGCTCTTATTGTAAATGTATAAGTAGTCGATTGCGTTGAGCCTGATTCAGTACCAGTGATTGCACCCGTACTTGTATTTAAACTTGCACCTCCTGGAAGTGATCCAGATTGTACTCCGAAGGTTGTAGCATTTGTTGCAGCTACTGTAAAGTTGATAGTTCCGCCATTTGAAACTGTTCCTAAACTTCCTGCCGCAGTTGTCCACGCAGGTGCATCGGATACAGTTAATAATGCACTAGTTGATCTTACAGCTAAACCATCATTATTCTCTGCTCTTAAATAATAAGTACCATCTACAGATAAAGTAAACGTTGCAACAATCGTTGTTGCATTTGTAAATGCAACACTGTCTGCAGTAGTAATTGCACCTGTTGAAGCGTTGATTGCATCAACTGTTGGTATTGATTGAAAGTTAGTTCCTGTAATCGTTACAGCTGTTTGCGTGTTTTCAATAACACTTGGACTAATAGAACTTATAGTTGGAAAAGTTACACTTGATCCAAAAGACAATGTACCTGATCCATTAGTTTTTAATACCTGATCTGCCGTCCCATCTGTTGTAGGTAATTTTAAAAAGAAACCTGTATTAACTGTAGGTGAAGTTGAAAAAGTATGATTACCCATGTTCGCGTGTGATGAACATTGGTAGTATAAAATATTTGGTGTATCGCTATCAACAGCAATTAATGTATAAGCACCAGCTTGTCCTGGTGTACCAGATGTTGTTACACCTGTTGTAAATCCTGTAGTCTTACTAGCGTTGTTGTAAAATAATAAAGGGTGTCCTGAGTTAGATGCATCTGATTGATCAAATTTATAGTGATAAGGTTTTGATGTGTCATTACCTTTAATTTCAATAATAGGAGACTCAATACCATTAATAAAATAACCGTTAGAACTACCTACACCATTATAAGGGTGAGCTGCAGTTTTTGATGCAACCGTTACAGTATAAGTTATTGGAGTAGATGATGATGCATAAGGACTAAGGAATCCTCCACCACCAGAATCTTTACTGATGATCAGATTACCGTTTTGGTCCTGTATTGTATCTACTTTTAATATACTACTCATAATTATCTAGCCGTTGCCGGTACTCCATTACTTCCTGAATTAGCTACTAAAGGTTGTTCTGCAAATGCCATGTAGATGTATGTTCCACCAGACTGATTATTCCAATGATCACTTGTTCTTGACTTGAAACCATTTGAAAGAAAATCAAATCCTGTAGTTGTACCTTCTGTAGCACTGTCATTTGGTGTTATAAATTTGTCCATCACATTTTCAGGTTCTCTTTTATTATCAAAAATATGCCAATTTGATGTACTATCTGATCTTTTTTGTAAAACAAAACCAGGTTTAAATCCTGTGTATATAAATGGCCCATCAGCATTTCCATTACCTATGTAGCTTCCAAACTTGCTGTAACCTTTTTTATCTGCGAAGCAGTAGGCTATGTAATCATTTCCACTATTATTATATGCTGTCCAACTATTAGCTAAAGTAATTAATGATGAAGATACAGGCAACCAACCAGAACTTGCACTTATTGCATCTGTTGAATTTAATGCTAAATAACCATCTGTAGCAGTAGGAAATTTACATATCCAAGATTGAACCGAACCACTTAATCTTTTTATTATAACTACTTTTGGAGTAATTCCTAATCCATGACCTATTGTTGCACCTGCTGAACCATTACCTGTCCATTTAACTATTGAAAATCCTGCTGTTGTATTAGCTGATACAGTTGCACTTATACTTCCATCTGTATTTGATGAACCTGCACCATTTGCTTTCCAGTTCCAAGCTACAGTACTTATTCCATCACTATTTGTGTCAATATAATTACTTTGGTCAACTCTAATACCACCAGAAATAAAACTGTCTAAATCTTTATTAGCAGGAGAAGTATCTTCTACTCTAGTTTGATTTGACCTTATTGATTTATCAGCACCTCTAACAGCATCAAATAAACCATGATTACCTGAATAATCTCTAGGTTTAATCCAGGTAAAATCTGGTGTAAAATTTAAACCAGTAATATCTCTGTCATTAGTATTATTACCTGTGTAAAGTAAAGTTCCAAAATAATCAGAAGGTTTTACAATTGTACTATAAGCCATAATTTTTATCCATAAGTGTTAATGTTTTTTGTATTTAATGCGTAGTATCCTGATGGTACATCATATTCAAATAAAGATCCATTACCATTTGATCCTGCGGAAGATATAGCAGTAGTGCCAAAATATCCATTGCCGAAGTTTGCTGAACCTACACTTTGTTCATAAACACAAATAGATGGTATAATAAAACCACCATCTTGAAAGTTAGAAGATAATGCAAAATTTGTTACTATTTGAGTTCCATTTTTATATACATTAAACTTATATGTATCTAAATCGTAAGCAATTCCGATAATATCATTTTGTGCAGACGCACCATAATCATTAGTTGTTTGTGTGCTATCCAGTAAAATTTCTCCACCATCATTACCATAATAGTAACAACTTCCATTTTGAGTATATAAATTATTAGCTGTGGTAGTTGCTTTATCAACATTAACAATACCAAGCAAAATATCTAAAAAGTGAGTACCACCAGTAATTTTATATTCATAATACCATTTACCTTGAGTAGCTCCTAAAGTAGCAACTGAATTATTCCATGTTGTACTACTTCCTGTTCCTGTTAAAGTTAAATTTCCATTGGTCATTGTTGGTTGGTTTCTATAATTAGCTATACTATTTAATGTAGCATAAACATTTGAAGGTGTATCAAGTGCCTGTCTGCCATTACCATTAACTGTGAATGTGTTTGAGTTACCAGAACTATCTGTACCTAAAGCACCAGAGTTTTCAAATTTTAACCAAAAACCATTAGTACCCCAAGTAACACCAGATGGTTGTTTAAATTTCCAAATACCAGATGTAGAATCTGTTTCACCAAATACAGTTGGTGCTACAACACTTCCATCTACATTTGCAGCATGAGTAATATAACCATCATAATAATCCCCATTATAGTTACCAGCTCTACCTACTGTGGTAATTTGTGTAGTGTTATTCCAGTGAGTATCATAATTTTGAGCAGGCATAGTGTCTGTAGCAAAACTTGTTTCTTGCACACCATTAACCCATAGTTTAACTCTATCAGTTGCTGTAGCTTGTGTAGTATCAACTTGAATAACCAAATGGTACCATCCATTACAATCTCTAAAAAGTCTATTTGGTTTTTTTTCATAATTACTTGAGTCTTGCATAATAATTCTTAGTTGGTCTGAAGAATTAAATTTAACTACAAAACCATTATCATAACTACTATCAGAATTTCCGAATATATTATGTTCTCCTGAACTTATCTTACCTCTTTTAACCCAAGCAGAAAGAGTAAAAGTTTTTCTATTTCCTGCACTTGATACTGTTCTGTTTAAATAACTGTTTGCCATAATATTATCTTAGTTGAAACTCATAGAGTTGTTTGCTCCAAATGTAAATGTTAAACTAAATGCTCTATCTGCTGTTTGACCTTCAGCGTCTGTTGCACGTATTGTAAAATTGTAAGTTGTATCAGCAGAAGCGCCTGATTCTGTACCTGTTAGTGTACTAGATCCTGATCCACTGTTCAATGTAATTCCACCAGGTAACGATCCTGATTGTACAGTCATCCCTGTAGAATTTGTTGCTGTTAATGTAATAGTTCCAATACTTGATCCGCCTGCAAATGTACCTAGTGTACCTGCTGCAGTTTGCCATGCGGGTGCGTCTGATACTGTTAGTATAGCTCCAGTTTGAACTGCGTTACCATCTGGATTCTCTACATATAATTTGTAACTTGCGTCAACTGAAATAGTAAATTTTGCTGTAATACTTGTAGCTGAAGTAAAAGATACTTCATCCGCTATAAATTGTGCACCGGTAGTTGAGTTGATTGCTGTAACCAATGGAACCGATACAAAATTAGTTCCTGTAATAACAACTGCAGTTTGAGTATTTTCAATTGCTGAAGGACTGATACCTGATACTGTTGGTCTTGTCTCAGTTGTTAAAGTAATAGATCCACCAAGCGCTACGGCTTGACCATTGATTGTAATTTGTCCTGAACCTTGTAATGCTGCGTTTGCAACTGTTTGAGCACCTGTAAAAGTATCTCCACTATCTCCTAGTGTAACAGTTGTCCCGGACCTTGGACTAATTTTATTTACTTTTACTTCACTCATATTATCTCGCTGTCGCTGGGTTATCTCCAATTAAAGGTTCGTCTGCAAATGCCATAAATACATGATTATTACCATCACCATTTACTGCAAAACTATCAGTTCTCCATTTAAAACCATTTGATGTAAAATCAATAAAACCTAATGGAGCATCTTCAGCATTAGATAAATTTGCTCTCAATCTTTTATCCATAATATTATATGTATTTCTTTTTACATCAAACATAGTCCAATCTGCTGATGAATTGTTTGCATTTTTTACCATAACCCAAGCAGGTTTAAATCCTGTATAAACAAATGTTCCATCTGCATTTCCATTACCAACATAAGAACCAAACTTGCTATAACCAGTTTTAGGTGCAAAATTATAAGAAATTATATCAACATCATTACCATTGGCAATTCCATTAGTACCTAAAGTAAAATTAGTAGCATTTGGTGAAGTTGAGTTCCAATAGTTAGTTGTTGTTCCAACTGCATCAACTGTGTTTAAATTTAATTCTTTTGTGTTACCTAATGTTTCAGAATAAACTGTCCAATTATCTCCTGAATTACTTAAAATTTTACTAATACGAAAAGTTGGAGCTGAACCTAAATGATGTGGAATAGTATGACCTGCTGTTCCATTACCTTTGTATTTAACAATAGAAAAACCTGCTGTTGTATTTACAGAATAGGAATATGCCTTACCAGTTCCAGAGCCAGTAGTTGTGCCAGAGCCAGTTGTTCCAGCTTTCCAGTTCCATGATGCCATAGTATTACCAGAACCATTATTTCCAGCAGCATTTCCTAAAGTAAATCCATCACTATCAAAAGAAGTAACTGTATCTGAGTTTGTTCCCTCAGAACCAGTAGTATTTGATTTCATATATTTTCCTGTTCCTGATAAAGAATTAAATAAATAATGGTCATAAGTTCCATTTCTTTGTTTATTCCAAATAAAATCAGGTTGAAAACCAACACCTGTAATTGCATTTGTTGAACCATTACCTGTATAAAGTTTAGTATTAAAATAATCAGAAGGTTTTTTAATTGTAGTATAAGCCATTATAAATTTAATCCTTTTGTTGATAGAGCAGTATACCCTGTTGGAACGTCATATTCAAATATTCCATTACCACTAGCATTGGTCCCTGCTGAAGTTACTGCTGTTGTACCAAAATATCCGTTACCGAAGTTAAATGAAGCTGTGTCACTAGCATTATCCCTACCACCACAAAAAGTCATTGTAAGACCACTTGTAATACTAATTGCACCTGTGCCAGTAGAACCAGATGTTGGTACTCCACTATTTTGCCATACACCATTTTTAGAAAAATATAATTTATTATTATCCATATCTAAAGCTATTCCCATAATATCATTATCTGAAAAAGCACTGCTATAAGAACTAGCTGAAGCATTATGATAAAGGTTGCCATCTCCTGTGTAAATACCCCAACCAACAGCACTATGTCCAACATAGTTTGTAGTTGGTGCTTGACCTATATCTAAAACTCCAATCATATTTTCACTAGCATCTACAATTTTACATTCTGCATACCATTTACCAGAATTTACAGCTAGGGTTCCTTTTACTACTGTACCACCACTTGCTCCTGCATATGTAGTATTACCATTAGATAATCCTCTTGAAGTATCTAAAGTATTTAACACATTAAAAACATTTGAAGGTGTGTCTTTAGCTTGGGTGATTGTACCACTTGTTGTTAAATTATTAGACTGACCAGATGAATCTAGGCCCATGTTTCCGGAGTTATCCATCTTTAAAAAGAAACCATTTGTACCATATGTAACTGAAGGTGAAGGTTTTGGAATCCATACACCATTAGAATCAGACTCTCCAAAAGTTGAAGCTGCATAAGCTGTTCCATCTGCAAGGTGAACATGGGTCATTAAACCATTTAAATAGTGTGGACCTGAAGGTCTGGTTCTAGCTATTTGAACAGTATGACCTGTAAGATTCATAAATGCGTTTGCATTTTGAGATGGATATGATGATGTATCTAATGCAGTTTCTAAAACTCCATTAATATATATTTTTACTCTATCTGCTTCTGTTGATTGTGCAGAATCATAAGCAACAACAAGATGATAAAATCCACTAGTATCTCTTAGCTGTCTACTTAGTATAAGGCTAAAAATAGTAGAACCACTATCCTTATCATCTAATTGTAATTTATCATCACTTCTAAATCTAATTCTAAAATAATTATTATCATTTTCATATTGATTAAATATTCCTGCATCAACACCAGTACTATATTTTTTAAACCAACAACTAAAAGTAAAAAGTTTTCTATTTCCTGTTGATGATGGTGTTCTTGATAAATATGCTGAAGCCATAACTAGTTAAATTGTCCTGAATTAGTAATACCAACTTCTGACGTTAGAGTAAAGGCTTGATCCGCCGTTTGCCCTTCTGCATCAGTTGCTCGAACAGTAAAACTGTATGCAGTCTCACTTGAGATAGTTGGCATTGTTCCTGATAGTACTGCTCTGTAAGTAGTACCACTAGGGTTAGTTGTAGATCCGATTGTTACACCTCCAGGTAATGCTCCTGAAACAACTGTCGTTGCAATAGTTGTAGCACTATCTCCAACGACATCTAAATTATAAGATACAGAAGCTCCTGATTCTGTATTTGCTAAACTTGTTGTAGTCCATACTGGACCATCTGAAATGACTAAATCTGTACCACTTCTAACTGCATTACCATCTGGATTTGTTAATAAAATTCTAACGTTTTGTCCGTTTGTTAAACCTGTTGTACCTGTTGTAAAAGCAACTGATGTAGCACTTGTAAATGTAACTGACGTTGCAGTTTGAACTGCACCATTAGCTCTTTGCAATTCTATTTTTGGTATAGATGCAAAATTAGTTCCTGTTAAAGTAACTGTTCCTCCAACGTCTGCATCAATTGAAGAAGGTGAAATATTTGTAATTGTTGGTTGTGTTTCGGTTGGTATTGTAGCTGATCCACCTAGTGAAACAGCAACACCATTAATTGTAACTTGACCATTTGCTAAAGCAGAGTTTGGTATAACACCATTTTGTAATGTTAAACTATCACCAGCTTCACCAACTTGTAAGTTAGTTCCTGACTGTGGTATTATTTTATCTACTTCTATTGTACTCATTATAATATAATTAAATTACCTGTTACTGTTACAGTTCCTGAAACTTGAACTGGTCCGGCTAATACTCCTGAATCCATTGTTTGAACATCAGAAATATTTGAAGCATGTGTTGTTACATAAGATGTAGCTGTCATACTTGCTGACGGTGCACGTTTTGCAGGATATGTACAAAATACAGTTTTAGTTCCTGCAGAAAAATCTACTTTGTTATCGGAGTTTGACGAAGAAATAATAGTGTCTCTTGATAAAGTATCAGGTGATGCATCTGTTACAGTTCCAGTACCAACTTCAAACTCTGCAGTTCCATCATTTGATATTGCATAGAAGGTACTATTAGTAGTTCCAATACCAGATACAAAAGTTTCAAAACCAACTTCTGCTCCGGCTAAATTGAACGTACCAGTCCCTGTCGTAGTAGATGTTTCTTTAACTCTATCGTTGAGTACAAATGCCATTACTATTTCCTTTTAATTATTACGCGTCGCCAAGTCTAATGATAGCATTAGAAGAATCAGCAGTTGGAAACTGAACAACGAAATCACCGTTGGTTGCAGTTTTTGTTCCGCCAAAATCTAAAACTAATACAGCTTCATTACTTGTACCTTTATAAATCAATGCCCCTGTTGCAGATAACGTTACAGAACTAAAAGTAGAATCTGCAAAATCAACGAATGCAACATTACTTGCTATAGCAACACCATTGTTAGTTAAAGTATTTCCACCTGCAGTATAATTCGTACCAGATGAAGAAACTTCATTAGTAGTAGAATACGCAGTATACGAAGTACTAAAACCAGCTTGTGTTGTATAAAGTGCTAATTTGAAAGTTGATCCACCAGATGAATCAAAATCAAACGTACCACCAAGTAGGTTTGTTTTAAAAGAGTCAGGTACTATATTTGCCATTAATTATCTCCTTAATTATTATTATTATGGTGATGGTGATTTTAAAGGAGTTCGAATAACACCATCTTGATATTCGTCTCGGCGTCTACGACCTTGTTGTTCGATCGAATACGATTGTAAAGCTTTTTGATAAGCCTGCATGTAGTATTGTAACATATCTGCAGGACCTTTCAAGTATCCATATGCTTCTACCAGACAAGCATACAAAAGTAAATCTTGATATTTATTACTTGTATAAGTTCCTTGAGTACTTCCTGGTGAAGCTGTTATTGAATCTGGTTGTTTTGTATAAGCTAAAGTTATTAAATTAGTGCTATTTGGAGTAGGTGCTACAACCCAATAATTAGCGTCCCAATTAGCATAATACTTTGGAATACCTGAAGCTGTTCCAGGTGTATCGTAAAAAGTAGCCATATAACTTGTATCTTTTTTTTCTAAAAAAGTTTGATTTCCAGCAGCATCTGTCAACTGTACATATCTTATAAATCTTAAATCTGAAGGTATAGTAACATATCGACTTCCAGCTGCTAAATTAGATGTTGCATAAAATCTATTATCATCAGAATCTGATTCTCTATATATTTTGTTTTCAGAGTTTTTAATCATGGTATTTAGAATACCTGTTGTCAAAACACCATCATCTACTTCTGTGTAGTTTCTAATATCGTCTTGTAAGTTAGCTAAAGTGTAAGCCATTATTTAACTGCCTCTCTACAATCAGAACATCTATGTTTATATTTAGGACAGTTATCACAATGACTTTTTTTATTTTCATAAAACTCAAGATGCTCATCTTTTTGTCTATGAGGTGTAATTGCAGCTTTTATCCAGTTTAAAAAAAATCTAATCATGCTTGTATAGTTATGGGTCCTATCGAACAACCATAACCTCCTCCGTTAATATTTCCTGTTGTAGCAGTATCTGCATTAACTGTAAAGAAGAAGAAATTTGACAGAGCATAGTCTGTTGTAACTCTTGCTCCACTATCATAAAGACCAGTTGTTATAGCGTAACCTGATCCTTGTCCTATTTGTACTCCTGTAATACCATCAAAGTTTGGGATAGTTGCATAAGCAAATACAGGATTAGTTGAAGTACCTGTTCCAGGTGAAATTGTTGGTGCACCTCTAAATAAATATGTTGTACCATTTGTTAAACCATGTCCGGGAACATTTACATTAATAATTCCTGATCCTGCTTGATAAGTTTTAAAACCATCTTTCCGGTATCATTACAGTTGTAATTGGTTCTGTTCTATCTGGTCTTACTTGTAATAATGCAATACCATCACCACCAATTGCTTTTGGTTCAAGTTGTGGTTGTTTAGGTTCAAACTCTGTGTAATGAACAAACGCACCATTCCATTCTCTAACCATTTCTTTATATGGAAATTCCATACCTGATCTGTCGGAAATCGCTTTTGAATGTTTTCCTGTTGCGTATTTAGACATTAAGTTCCTGGGTAATAAGCTTTAGGTGTAATGAATGTACTTGAAGCCGAACCATCTTCTGCAAGAGCTCTAGCTAATTCATCCTCATAATATAATTTCATTGGTTGAGTCATTTGTGGTGCATACTTCATGGATAAATAATAAGCTAACCCAGAAACCATACACGGTACAAATCTAAAAGGCATATCAGTTGCATTGGTATAAGATCCAACATCTTGAATTCTTTTTATGTAATAGAAGTGAACATCTTTAGATGCATTAGTTGCATCTGGTGTAGGATAAACATTTATACTAACATGATCTATAAATCTTTGGACCCAATATTGATTAGGTGTACCTTGTGATAGTTTATTAGAAAAAGCACCATAAGTTGATCTATCAACTTTAGTCATAGGACTATCTGATTGATTTGTAGCGGTTCTATTAGTTCTTAATTGTGCTTCAAGGATATCGGATATTCCATATACACCATTTGGATTTGATGTAGCACTTGTACCATCCGCAGCTTCTCTAAAAAATTTATATTCAGCTTGACCTTGTATTAAATCTAAATCTACCTGGTCCCCGAAGGTGAAATTTATTATGATGATGCCAAGTGTATCACATCTTTTCCAGTATCCATCTGAAAAAGCATGTAGTATTTGCCATAATTATATCCTCCTAGTTACTGAAAATGTACATATTATTCTCCTAGTCTCTAGGCCGTCGACTATACTGCGTCTATGTTCTATTAATTGTATAGTGATTAAAGTTTATATACTAGTTTTTAGTAGAGTGCAAGAGAGCCTGTAGTGTGGAGTGATTTTTCAACGATGTAGCTTTTGATTAAGTAGCTACAGAAACTTGTGGAGCAGAACCTTCAACAGTATTTTGTCTGTGGGCAATTTCTGCTTCTTCCAGCTTAATGTCAGTGATGATTTGTTTTACTTTGTCATCAATTCTGACCATTTCAAGAGTATATCTATTGTTAGATAGATGCTCCTGTTCCCACTTCAACTCCAAGGACCTTTTTGCTTTGTATAGGTCTTGTATCATCAATAACCTCCTCATAAGTTATTCGATTTACCTCGTCATTATAACATTCCCGAGATTCCCAAACTATACTCATTTTCTCCCAGTTTGTCAACTATTGATTGTTCTAAGTGAAACAGGGGTCATCTTCTTCTGCTCTACTTTAAATTTAGCGTGATGATCGTATAAGCCCATATATTTACTATAGGAATTTTTTCATTTTTGTCACCTTATATTGTAATTGGGGCCGAATTGTGTCGGCCCCTAAAATTTATTGATTACGCTTGGTTTGAACCAAAGATACCTCTAGGATCAGAGAACGCCAAATACATATCTTTCTCTAGCTTTGTATCTAACGTTTCCAGTATCAAAGTCACCTTCCATTGAAGTTTTGATAGGTGATCTGTTGAAATGCTTCATACCATTAGGCACATCAGTTTTAATGAAGAACGCATCTGTATCAGTTAAGTAGTTATTAACTGTGTATCCTTGAGGAATCATTCCCATAGATCTGATTGCGTTGATATCGTTATCAGCAGTTCCAACTCTACCTTGAGACTTCATAAGTCTTTCAGCAGTGAATTGTAGCTCTGAAGGAATTATCATTTTAACACCTTGCGCTGCAATTTTTAGGCCTCTTTCATCAGTCAAGAGCAGCAATGTCAATCAACGACTGCTCTAATGAAGTTTCGTTTAAGTCAGCAGCTGTTGCTAATTCATTTGAAAATGTTCCAGCAATGTTGGGTGAGTCAGTAGCGCAAAGCTACACCATCACCACCAAGCAAAGTTACCTGAAACCATTGTTAAGTACCGCTGCACCTTTAACTTGTTTAGTTTGAGCCATAGATCTTGCTAAAGCTTTTGTATATCTAGACGCAAGTCTGTCATACAAGTTGTCTTCAATAGCTTCTTCAGTGATAGCGAACGCTAAAGCAATTGTTTCGTTAGTGTATCTAGCTGTGAAAGTTTCTTGTGCTTCGTCAAACTGAACGCCAGACCTTCAGGTTTAACTGCTGCGTTTGCGAAACCAGATAACATTACTTCTTCTTCAAAAGCTCTGTCAGATGATTCAGTGTCGAAAAATTTCAGCATGCTGATTTTCATATTGTTTATATTCCAGGCCGAATAGTGCATTCAAACCTGGCTCTAGTTCTTTAACTAGTTGTGCTCGTGATATTGCCATAGTTTATTCTCCTATTTGCCTATTATGATTGTAGCTCAATCAGATTTAAACAAACAACCACTGAACATAGTGTAGAGCCGATATCCTCATTTTCAGGATCTTCTGCTACTCTTAAAAGTCTTAGTGATTTGCTGTCTGCACCTGTAACGCCAATATCTAAAGTTCCTCTAGATCTACCATTGATATCATCACCTGCTGATGAATTCATATCATAAGTTTCTAGGAAACCTGCTTGTGTTACTGCTGCATCTGTTGCGCATACGTATTGTTGGTGTGGGTTGTCCATTACAAAAGCAGTGATGTCTTCACTGTTTGCTGGTGTAATTGATGCTTTGTAGAAATTTGCAAAAGTTGGCTTCAAAGTTGTAGCCGCATTATAGAAAATTCCGTTAAGCGCTCCAATTACAGGTGCAGCGGCCGTTTGACCGTCCACAATGTAACCAGCAGCAGATTTAACCATTCCGCTATTGTATATAGTAGTACCATAACCCGCATCGATTTTGTATTTACCTTGACCAGAAGTCGCTGGTGTTTGACCAAGCGTTCCTGCCGCAGTAAAACCAAAACCTATAGTTTGTCTATTTGCCATAGTTATTACTCCTTATGTACCTGCCTCGAAAGGCCTCCAGTACGATTGATTTAATTCAGTGATGTAAAAATTACTTTTTAGTACCACCGAAGGTTACACGAGATTGTCTATCAACATTGATAGGCATTCTATTATCCTGCTCCCTCATAAGGTCGTTGTTTACGGCTTCGTTACGTTCTTTATGTCTATCAGACATATACTGTTGACGTTGCTCTGCGATCTCATTAGGTACCTTCGCAAGTAGAAGGCCACCAACCCCAATCACTCCCTTGTATTTGCCGTCTTCGACAACAGGATAGTCACTTGCATTTTCAACTTCCTCAGATCTAACTAACTCATAACCTTCTCTTAAACGTGAAGTTATGTTTTTAGTATCCTGAAAGCCTACGACTTCAGATCTTATCCATCTATACCTGAATCCATCAGGTGCAGGGGGTGCATCTAGAGATGACGGTGGAACCCACACTTTTGGTCGTTCAGACTTTGACCGTGTTTGGTTCGCACGAGAAGTATTTTTATTTTCGTTTTCCATTTTACGCTCCTTCCGTGGTTTTTAATTGTTTTGCGTACTCTTCGAGTGGCACACCTAATTTTTTAGCTATTGCTACCTGTGAAGATGTGAGTCTCACAGTTTTGCGACCTGGCTTTACGCTTCTTGTAGCAGAAGCAACTGTCTGAACAGGAGCGGCCGTTTGCTTATTATCAGTAGTACCAAATTTATGCGGAAAGTCAACTTTAATTCTTCTATCAACTTCTGCATAATACTCATTTGAGTTAGGATCATATCCTTCTTTTTCCGTTAAATCCTTATGTATTTCAAAAGCAGTATAAGTCATTGCTTTATCAGTACCAAACCATGAGTTTTGAGAAGCCCATGCTTCAGCTTTAGGATCCGGATTAATAGGATCGTCCATTTGTTGTGTTTTAATGGGTGGTTGAGATAACACAGGTTTCTCTTCCTGTTGTTCTTCTCTACCAGCTTTGGCTTGCTCTAGTTTTGCATTCTCAAAAGCAAGAGTTGCAATTCTTTTGTTCGCCTCAACTTGAGCTTGAGCATCACCAGATTCAATCGCTGACGCCAATTCTTTTTGTGCAGCTTCTAAACCTGTACTAATACTAGTCTCAAATTTCTTAACATAATCAGCATCAGTTTTTTCAAATCTTTTTTCTAATGCTTGTCTTTTTTCTTCTACACCTTTGGCATAATCTAAAGCAGCTTGTTCTCTTCTTTCTGCTTCCCTCATCTTACGAGTTAATTTCGCAATACGAGATTGTACACCTTTACTGTAGTCTTCTAATGTTTCATCTGATTTTTTTTCATCTAACTTTGTTTCTCTTTCATTTTCATATGATTTATCTGTTCCTGTTTCTTGTTCCGTACTTTCCGTTTCTACAACGGCTTCTTCTTTTGCTTCTTCAATATCTATAGTTGCATCAGGTCCTGATGTATCTATATCTACTGTCTTTTTTTGTTCTTCGTCTGGCATAGTTTACTCCTTCCTATGATTAAAACTCATGCAATATATCTTCTGGACTGTCTATTGTTGCTAACACTTCATCGTCGTTTAGCAGACGCATTTCCCCACCATCTATCTTGATCCTTGATCCGGCGTAACGTGCAAACATTACCCAATCATTGACCTTGCACCACGGGCCTTCAGGATATCTCTCCTTATCCTTATAACATTGTGGGCCCATAGCTAAAACCAAACCAACTTGAGATGCAACTTGCTGTCGCTCTATAGTTGTTTCAGCTAATACTAATCCACCTTTAGTTTTTTCTTTCATCTTAAAAGGTAAAACTATCATCCTCCACCCAGTAGGTTTTGGTAAGTTAGGTTCTTTCTCTTCTTTTTTCTCTGATTTTTTTACACCAATAATTTTATTGTTTGGTGTTAATATCGATGACTGTTCCTTCATTGTGCTCCTTATCGTTTAGCAGGTTAGTTAACATTTCCATCTTCTCCGTGCCTGTCGAAGTCTTGAATTTGGATTGGCCGCAGCTTTAGGAAATTTTTTCATTTGTCCTGCACTTCTTGCACAGTACGATTTTCGCCTTTTAGCGGCAGCGGACCCTTTTTTAACTTTACCAGTCACAGCTGTTTTTAATTTAGAACCGGGATTTTTTCTTCTATAGGCAGCGACACCGGCTCGTGTCATACCTGCTCCAGACTTTGTAGATCTAAAATTTTTTTTATTTCTTGCAGGCATGTTATCTTGTTTTCTCATTATGCGAATGTTTTTACGTTAGTTGGTTTACCGCCAGGATTACCTGCTGCTCGTTTTCGTTTGACAGCACTCGCCTTTTGCCCTTTTGACATCCGTGTGGCTTTTGCAAGTGGGACGCATTTTGGATATTTCCTCTTTGAGCCTTTGCTTCTCCCGCATGGTTGATACTTGCCGTCTTTCTTCGGTGCTCCAATGTCTACCCATTTGTCCGCTACCCATTGTCTTAAACCACCTTTTGAAAAGTGTGTACGCATTACGAATTCTTTCCGTAAGCTCTTCCTTTGCCTTTAATACAGGCACCGCCACCTTTGTACATTGATCTTGACATATCCATCATTCCACCACCCATAGCTTTTTTTCTTTTCTTCTTGCCACCTGGTGTAACTTTACCTGAACATACGGCTGAACCGTACATGTTAGCATATGCTGAAGGATATACTTTGAATTTTCTTTTAGCGGCTGCTTTGCCTTTTGCACAGAGTTTAGCCATTATGCTTTTTTTACTGATTTAGACATTGGTGATTTCATTGCTCTAAGTTTTTTAAAATCAGGTCCATCTTGCCATTATTTTTTTCCTCCGTTTTTAAAAATTTGTGTACCCTTTATACCATAAATACTCGCCACGACAAGGATCCATAAATTTGTAAACCATGACGGGAGCTGCGAGAACATGTCGAAGAACAATTTTACCTTGTCCATAGCTGTTGGATCGTCCGATACGACTGCCCAAGCCAAAATTACACGGGCAAACTTAAAATTATCAAAACTGCCTCGTCCTTCCAGTCCGATTGTCTAGCTTCTAAAAGTTTTCCTTGGTAAGCTTCTTTTCCTTCGGCCATACGAGTAGCATGCATTAATTGTGCGTCTGACATTGCCATTTTAGTCTTCTGCTTGTTAGCGTAAATTTTACTTCCAGCAGAAACGGCTAATTTAATTGCCGAAACCACATATTAGTACCAAGTAGCTATTTTTTTCTTGTCAGCTAACATTCTTTTAGTTCCTCTAACTTTTTCTTTGTCTCCTGTAGGAAGATAATTGAAAGCATTGTCAGCAGTAGTTTTAGATCTTGGATCTATCTCTACATTTTGACTTGGAACTGCCATTTGTTTTGCTTTTTTATAGTTCATCATAATATTTACCTTTACTAGTTTATATTAGCATTATTTTTTTTTGCAAGACTTACTCCTGCTCTTAATTCTGCTAATTCTTCGTTCTGATCCATCTTATCTTCAGCTAATTCTCTTGCTTGCATCAATTTTGCTCTATCAAAATCAGCTTTTGTCTGGTCAGCTTCTTTTTTTCGTTCATTTTCCATCGCTCTTAGGTCAACTTCACGTGATTTTAGCTTCAATAGTGGGTCTGAATCAAATTGTGAAGTAATTTTGTTCTCTTCTTTCATAAATTCTTCAGTCATTTCAGCAATCAAGACAGCTTTTCTTGCTTCAACTTGATTATTTAACATTTGTAACTGTTGTTGTATCTGTGGATCCATTGCAGCCATCTGTTGCATCTGCATCATCTGTGCCATTTGCTCTCTAAACTCTAATTGAACTTGTTCTTGAGCCATAATTGAAATGTGTTCTAATATATTTTTTTGTATTGCAGCCATAACAGCAGGATTATTTCTAACCATGTTAGTTGACATGAAATTTAAGTGAGCTGTGATGTGTGCTTGTGATCTTGACCAGGAAAAGCTTGAAAAGGTTTTCCACCCAAAGCATTTATGTGTTCTAAACTTGGATCCATCGGTGCATTCGGTGCTGGTGGTGGTAGAACTGCATCAACATCTTTTACACCAATCGCATTATACATGTTTCTATAGATTTGATACATGTTATGCAATTGTGGATTCGATGTTGCGATCTGTAATTGTGTTTGAGCCAATGTTATTCTTTGAGACATTGAGAATATATTAGGATCAGCAACTGGTACTACATCTATTCTATCATCAAAGTCAGCTTGCTTAATATTTCTTGCACCACCTACAACATCGTAAGGATATTCTGGTGGTAAGTATTGTGAAACTATTTTACCTAATAATTTAAATTCTTGTTTCATTGCTGCGTAACATCTTTTATGAATAGCAGACATTACACGTGATCCACGTTCTAATAAGTGCAACTGTAGTTCCTACTGCAGCGCCTTGGTTACCATCACCCACTTGCATATCAGCAATAGCCGCGAACCTTTGACCTGCTTGTACAACAACACCCATTAATTGTAATAATGTTGGATGGTTCTTTGTATGGTAATGGAAAGAATGCATCTCTTAAATTTCCACCTGGTGCATCTACATCTTTGAATTCACCTGGTTGTATTGGTGATGCTTCATCTCTAACTCTAACACCTCGCTGTTTAAATCCAGCAGGTAAGTTAGCTAATGTTCCAGCATCTAATAATTGACGGAGAGCCGTCGTTGCCGTACGACTCAATCCGCCAATCATATGAATGAGTCCAAAGCCATAAAATCCTAGTCCTGGCAGAAATTTGAAGTGGACAAAATATTGGATTTTACTTTTCTTTAGATCATCGGGCGCATAGTTTCGTCTAATAGACAAAACTTTCTACTACCTTCTTCGACTGTAACGAGGTAAGGTAATTTTATTCCTGTTGGTTCACCATCTGCTCCAACATCTTCGAAACCTTCTAAGTCTAAATTAACATGACACTCTAACAAAGTATACACAGGTTCGTTCTTACCTGTTTTTTTAGTTCCTTCTAGCTCACGTTCTTTTTTAGTTAATTCTCCATTAGTCTCTGTACCGGGAGGACTTAACTCTACATCTCTGTAGAATCCAGATACTTGTTGTTTTCTTAATTCGTTTTCTGAAATTTTCACGGTATGAATAACTGCTTCCGCATCGTCTAATGAGGTAGCTGTGTACGGAACAATTAATTCATCCGCTGGTACAAACTTCGATACCACTCTTCCAAGTGGTACGTCGTAGTAAACTTTTTTAAATGTAGATCCAGCTAGTGGTAAATGAAATAACATAGAATCAAATTCAGATTCATATTCTTTCATCGTGTCCATGATTAAATAATTCATGTAATCTTTAACACGACTTGCTTGCTGTTCTGTTTGTGGATTTTTAACTCCTATAACTTGTGTTCTAACTGGTCCATCACTTGGTAATAATTCTTTGTAAGCTTGAGCTTGAAACTGTGTTACTGCTTCTGCTAGAACTGGGTGTGTTGCACCTGAAGCTCCTTGGAAAGGTTCTGTTCTGTTTTCATATTTGAAACCTAAAAGATCTAATCCAGTTGTGTATGCACTCTCCCATTCTTTTCTAGAAGATTTGTAGTCCATGTAATTTTGAACCATTTCATTTCCAATTGGATCTAAAATATCTTCTGGTAAAATATCAGCTAAGTTATCAAAGTGTGATTCTGTTCCAGGTACATTTATTGATCCTGGTTCAAAGTCTAATGTAACTCCACCGTCTTCTTCTGGGATGACCTCTACAGGTCCTTTATCAATGTCTTCTTCCTGAACATTAACTTCTTCTGCCATCTCTTCTTCTGAAGGGATGTCAATTTTAGTTCTAGTGTTCGGGAGTCCTTTATCTATATCTGCCATTTATTACTCCTATACCTTCTTAACACGATTAAATAAATAAGACAAGCCCTGTGAATCAGGGTTCATGGATCTTGTCATTGCACCTGATCTATCACCTGCCATTTTAGCAATACCACCGCCTGCAAGTTCAACTGCTTCTAAACCTGTTGAAGGTTGTAAGATACCTATTTCTTTAGACCGTTGTTCTTTTTCTTTTGCAAACTCTTCTCTTCTTTTTTGATCAAGAGCTTGAGCATTAAAAAACATATCTAAATCAAAATCTCCTTTAAAACCCATACTTGGAGGTAAAATAGTATTAAATGGTTTAGACTGTTCTATTAATTTTTTTTCGGTATTTTTTATATTTTGTGGGTTAACAATTGGACCATATCCTGTTTGATCATCTAAAGCACTTTCTTGTTTTAATAATTTATCGTAAGTATCTTGAAACTTTTGTGCTTTTCCATAGTCTGCATATTTTTCTTTTAACTGTTCTTCTTCACTTTTACCAAACAAACCATAAGTAGCATTAGATATAATCTCATCTTTGTTTGCACCTTTTGCATAATCAACAGCAGCTAATGGTGCAGAAAAACCCAATTCAGTTAATAAACCCCATCCTGTAAATTTAGCTGCTCCTTTAAAACCATTCATAGCTTTTCCAAGTTTATTAACTTTTGCAACAGCGGCGTTATCACCTTGTTGTACTCTGGCCATATTTTCTTTAATGGATTGTGTATAAGCTCTTGGGTCATTACAATTAATTGTTCCACCTGATTTTCTTGAAAGAATACATTCAAAACCAGAGTCAGCTAATTTTTTAGCTATGCCTTTTGATTGTGCTTCAGTAATTTTTTTAAAATCTGCTTCAGCACCTGTGTCTTTTAAAGCTGTTTTTAGAAATTTATTTCCTTTTATTTTATTTCCTTCTTCAAAAGCTAAAATAGATTGTTGTAGAGACGGATCTAATTTATTAAAATTTTTTCTTTGAGAACCACCTGCAGCAACATACTCATTAATAAATGATTTACTGTCTTCTATTAAATTAGGGTTTGTCAAAGAAAATTTAGTTGCACGTCTAGTAACATTATCACCATCAACATCTAATATAGTTCTTGGCTTACCATATTCTTTTTGTTTGTTTAAAATAATTTGATTTATTTTTTTAATATATTTTGGGTCTTTTGTTTTTTCAAAAAATCTTGCTTGACCTGTTGCATAAGTATCATAAGTTGAACCTGCAGCAAAATTTGTATCGGGCATTGTTGCTACAATTTCATTTAAAGTTGCAGGATCATCAAAAATTAAAGCACGTGCTACACCACCGGGATGTTCAATACCCACTCTTTCATAAAAACCAAATAACTTTGCAATAGGATCTCTTTTAACTTTGTAAGCATAATTAAAATAATCACTAGCTGTATTAATTTTTTTACCTTTTAAATTTACATCAGGGATTAACTTTTGTTCTTGTGCAAAAGGTATAAGAGTTTCAACTGCTTTTTTATAAGTACTTTTATTTTTTAGTTTATTAAAAGAATTTGTTTTTTTAATCTTGTCATATAATTTTGTAGCTTCTTCGTCTCCTGAAATTATATTAGATAAATCTGTGCTTAACCTTCCTAAAGGTTTGGTATAGTCACGTTTACCTTCTAACATTTTTAAAACTTGTTTTTCATTTTTATCTAAATATTCAATACTTATTTCAGATAAGTTTTTACCTTTTTTTAAATCTGCAATTAAATCTGCTTTTTCATAATTTTTAAAAAGACCTGTTAAGCCAGATTCAGACTGTAATTTACTTCCAGTAGCATTAAACTTCCCATCATTACGAGCTATATTTTTTCTAATGGAATCCATGTTAGGTTCTTCAATACCTCTGCTTTTGTAATATTTAATAGCTTTGTCATACTCTTTTTTAAATTTTACTTTTTGTTGTTTTTCTAAAGCCAAAGAACCAACATCTTGTCCTCTTCTTACACGTAGCTTATCGGATTTATCTGTTAGTTTATCATATTTTTTTTGACCATATTTTTCTATGTTTGTTTTTTCTTCTGAAGTTAGTTTTAAATCTTTTGACCTTGTATCACTAATAAATGTTTTATTTTTAATATCAGGAGCTTTTCTTGAAAAGAAATTTCTTAGATTAACATCTAAGTTATTTTTATTTTTATATTCTTCTAACATTTTTGAAGTAACGGTAGATCCTTTTGGTAAGCTCTCTACGTATGAAACAAGTTTAGCTGTGCCTCCTTTGTCAAACATGGGCCGTGATTCTTGGACCGTGGCGCTTGGACCATCGTCATCGTATAGGTTGCTTAGGTCTTGTATTCTTTTAAAGAGATCCATTACTCACCTAACATTCTAGCGATACCGCCTGATGCTTTTGGTACAGGTATATCATCTACTTCTCTTAGTATATCATCTATCTCAATTCCATCTGAATAATAAGGATCATTAAATGTATCTCCTTCAATTCTAGCATTAGCTTCTGTAACTTCATCATACTGATCAGGAGTTTTAATTGCTTTACCATCTTTACCTTGAACAACTTCACCTTTTTTAAGTTCCATAATTTCTACGTCAGTGATCATTTCGTCACCTTCTTTATTAACCTTTTTAATAATTGTATCTCCTGTGGCGACATCTTCTTCTAATATATAATCTGATTTACCATCTTTAGATTTTAAAGATTTAGCTATTGTTCTATCATTGGTAGGAGTTGTATCACTACCAAGTTTTTTAATTTTTTCTGCAAGCTTAAAGAAATATGGAGGAGGTGTAGTTGTTGATTTCTGTACAACTTCTTTTGCAACTTCTTTACCTGCACCCTTACCTAGTCCAGAAAATATTCCAGATTTCGCTGCACCTATTGCTGCACCAGTTCCACCCATAAGTTTTAAAAATGCTCTACGGCCCATGCCACCTGCCATGAAACCTGCACGTCCACCTGTTGCCATAGACTGTGGAGCCATATTTTCATAAGGTGAGTCGCTTAACATAGAAGGATCTATTCCAGTTATACCACCTCCCATTGCTTCTTCTTCTGTTAAAGTAGGATTTTTAGTTTGATCATATAAACCTTTTAATGCCATTGCTATTCCAATTGGATTAGAAAATTTAGCAAGACCTAAAGTATTCATCAATTCTCTACGTCCTAAATTTTTTGCTGTATTAATAGCTGTCTGTTTTACAATTTGTTTTGGAATAGTGTAATCATAATTTGTATCATTATTATTTCCACCGCCACCACTTGGTCTTTCAACAGGTCCTGTTCCTCCACCTTGATAACCGCCTTTACTTGGACCGGTTTTACCTTTTGAATCAGCAACTGTTCCCATATCAGAACCTCCTGCAAAACCTGCACGTCCGCCTTTTGCAAAATCTTCTGGGTCTTCTGGTATATCTCTTTCAAAGATATGATCTTCTGTGTCTTGTAATATTTTTTTAGATTGCTCTTGTGTTAAATTTTTATATTTACCTTTTCTACCTATTACAGAGTTTGCTTCTTTCATGGCAGTCATGGGTTCCATAGATTTTATATTTTTAATTATGCTATCAACATCTGATGTAAGTCTTTCATTGGCTGCTTGAAACATTTCTCTGTCTTGAACTTTTTTACTTTTCTTCATGCCACGTGCGCCTTTACTAACTTGACCAGAGTCCATTAAATCTTTGATAGCTTTACCACCCATGATTCCTGATCCTTCTGGAATTCTATTTCCTTCAAGATCAAACACCGGTGCTTTTTGTTTGCCAAATATTTTTTCTGTAATCTCTCTACCTTCTGCAGAATCTGCAGGAATAGCTCTATTTACCATTCTGCTATTAATCATGTTAAGAGCATTATCTACTTGTTGTGGACTAGTAAATGCATCTGGATCGATACCATTACGTATTAATCTATCCATCGTAATACTAACGTTTAAATCTACTTTGTTTTTTTCAGGGAGAGTTATCATGATGCCATCGTCAGCTGTTTTTTTCATCTGACCCATAACCCATCTTCTAACAAAATTTATGCCTGCCATTAGTAATAATTCCTTTTACGTTGCTCTTGTGGTTCATCCACATAGTCTTCAGGGTGTTGTAATAATCCTGCCTGTCTGAATCGCATAATCGCTTGTGTTGTACTATCTACAAGGTCATCATGATCGCCATACGGAAACGCAGCACATTCTTCAATGACTTCATCTGCAAATTTCTGTTCAGGTGCCCATATCATACCAGATTCGAACAAAGGTGCAACCGCATTTACACGAGAATGTTTATCGTTTCCACGTGATGGTGTAAAGTTTACAACTGGTATATCCATTTGTCTAAGCTCATATGTTAGAGGTAAACCAGATGCTTTTGCTTCAACTATAACAGATTCTGGTTGCCAATACTTATATTGCTCTAATGCAAGTCTACGTAATTCAGGAAACTCATATCTACCTTTTATAGAATCAAGGAGCATTAAGATTGGCCCCTGAGTCTTGGTCCGGGTAAAATACACCCCAAGTAGTAATCGCAGAATAGTCTGCAGTTTCTTTTTTTAAAAATGCTGTATCATAAGATTGTATGACGTGATGTAATTCTGGTATCCAATCGTGCTTCCATATTCTCCACCATTCACGTTTTATAATTGCACCTTCTTCAGAAGTTGGGTTTTGCATCCACTGTGCATTCCATTTGCCCGTGGGCAGTGTTGCTTGGACTTTTTCTAGCTCATCTAGTTTCCAATACTCAGGCCAAACAGGTTTAGCTTTTTTAGATCCGTGGTCCATGATTGCCGGAAACTCGACCACGTGCCACTGATCAGCTTTAGCTTCTTTTTGGTTACCAACTAATTTTCCTGTTAAATCTTTATTAGACCAACTAGTCATAACTAAAACAATTTTACCACCAGGTTGTAAACGTTGTCTAGGTCCTGATGTGTACCATTCATAAGCAGACTCCATGCAGTTGGACTCATTGCATCTTGCTCAGAATGTGGATCATCAATGATCAATAAGGTCAGCACCCCGTCCGGTTATTGCACCGCCGACACCAGCTGCAAAATACTCACCACCTTGTGCTGTTTCCCACCTACCAGCGGCTTGCGAATCTTCTCTTAGTCTTGTTTCAAATATTTTTCCATACTCTTCACTATCAATCAAGGTCTTAGCTTTACGACCAAATCTTACGGCTAGTTCTCCTGTGTGAGTTGCTTGAATTATCTTTAACTTAGGGTTACGGCCCACCATCCACGCTGGTAACAAGTAACTTGCAAATTCTGATTTCGTATGACGTGGAGGCATATTTACTATTAGTCTAGTTTATTTCTCCTGTTGCAAGTTCATTAAATTTTTTTGCTATGTGTCTATGGTGAGAGCCTTCTATAAAATCGGGCCACACACATTTGACAAAGGACATGAAGTCATCTCTGGCTTTACCTTGGATTTGTTTTTCTGCATGCATGACTTGCAGTTTTTTAAATGTCTTTCTGACGTCTGCAGGTAGCTTACTAATATCTACGTTATTCAAATTCATAAAATTTTTTAAAAAATTTTTTTATAATTTTTTTGCACCATAAAGTGTTGAAAATGTTTTTACCACCATAAACTGTCTAAATCAAGCAATACAACCTAGAGTAGTGGGACCCCTTTTTATATAAAGGGTGCATGGGGTCGACGTTAGTTGCAATGTTGGTATTGGATAGGGATCCGCGAAGCGGATACGTGTGCGCCATGGCCCGTAGGGCCATGGCAAGAAAGGTTGGCTCTAGTCTAGTAGAACCATGTATGCTTCCGCATTATTCTTGCGAAACCAATTCAAGTCGGAACGTACGTTGTCCCATTTCTTTGACGTACCATCAACACCTGCTTCTTTGTCTTCGATTGTTGCTGCTACTTCATTGATAAATATATTATCATGACGTCTTGCTTCTTCCTTTGTAAGCATGACAGACTCTCCATTGAATCTGTTCTTACGTTCTTCTGTTTTGTTTGTGTTATCTTTTAGTTCCATATTATACCTTTCTTTGTTAATAGGATAATCCTACTCTATAAGCTGACCATTGTCAACCCTTTCAATAGAATATTCTGGACCCCACCTAGACTCATCATTCTTAACCTTGGCATATCCTTGGCTTTCTCGTCTGTGTCTAATAAACTCAATCGGTCGACCTTGTTCAATGTGGTCCATGTTTTCAGATAGCCATTCAATCTTGCAACCTTGACTACAGAAATATTTATCTGAGTTGTTAAAATAATAATGACCATTGTTATGTTTATCCATATCTAAATATGCATATCGTCCACGAATTACACCACGCGATTTTAAAAACCTATCTGATGTAACTCTAGTATGGCAATTCGGTCCTTGGCAAAAATGTTTATTTGGCATTATACTAATCCTTTCTCAACTATAAGTAATGTACCAAATATTATAGTACAAAATGTTATTATCATAAATAGTTCTGTCTTATCCATTAGTGCCTCACTTTCCATGATGTAGTTGCAGTTCTGTAACCATGACTATCTAAGTCATAATAAACATAATAAGGTACACCCTGTTTAGATGTGCCATATCTTGACTTGTCGTCATGTTTGCCTTTTCTTGTAATGTGCTTCTTATGTTTAGAAGCCCAATAAGTTATGTAGAATGTTTTGTTTGTCATATTATACCTTTCTAGTTAATAGGACTATCCTATAACAGATAGCCCTATTTGTCAAACTTTAATTTAGACTTTCTTCATATTTTTTTCTTGCCAATATTTTCGCCTCTCTTGATTGATTTTTGTTCTTCATACCCTTAATCATACTAGCCAAGTTGCTAGGATTGTAGATTGTCAATCCTGTTGAGTTAGTTCTAATTAGTTCTGCCTCATCAACTTGAATACCTAACTTCAGTAGCCAACTCAATACCCTCTGAAAGATATCTGTATGCTTTCAATCCAATTTTTAATTGGTCGCATTGTTTCATAATTGTATCAATCCATTTTTGATGATTAACAACTAAATTACCTTTTGCAATTCGCCAAGTTTCAAATTGTTCGTACTCATCTTTAGTACATGCGATTGCTCTTGAACGACAGTAAGATGTTCCAATGACATCAAGATAGTATTGGTCATTAAAAGTTTTAGCCATACCTTGATCATCACTACTACTATAACTATTACCACTACCACCCAATGCTTTAGTACACTCGTCAACATGTTTTGTTTTGTGTGGGTTATCTTTGTTCTCATTTGTTGAGCATATATATCTGGGTTGCAATCCATAGCTTTTAAATCTTCTCGGTAATATGCAAACGCAAACTTTTTACCCTCGTCGCCACTATACTCACTACCATTAAGATTACCAAACAAACCAAAATCAAAGTGTGATTTTGTTTCTGTTGGTTCGCCCTCATCATCAACGCCCTCATTGTGTGCAAAGTAAAAGCATTTATCTTTTGCAACAACATCACAAGGACTTCCATATTTCTTTTTGAAAGTTCTTAAAACAGAAACATCTTCTGGTGGATATGATCTTTCAACAACATCAACTGCAAGTCTATGTGCTTGTTCATATTGTCTATCAACATCTTCCCTTGATTGAAGATATGCCTCTTTCTCTTGTGTGTCCTCGTTCTCAAAGACATTTTTGATTTTATTAAAGAGTTTATTTCTTAACTCTGTATTCATTCTTATTTTAGTCATTGTACCTTTCTGGTTATTATTTTTATTTTGCATTTAATTGTTTTACTACTTGACAATAGGATAGTCAAGGATTATATATTAATTATGTTTTTTATTCTGTTTAGGTGAAATAAAAAAATAGGAGCAGGGGATACCCTAAAAATTCCCCTGCACTGATCCCTGATCCAATGGATAGTAAGTTCAGCTATGCTTTAGAACTGGTAAATTGGATCTGGGATCAGTCATTATTGACTGTGAGACTTAACACTATAACACGGTGGGTGCGTAAAGGATCCTCGAATGCCAACTGAAATACACTGCGTTGGCCCCCCGCGTAGCATAGTGACTGATCATTATTTGCTGGACCATTTTATATGAGCCCTGCCTAGGCGGTAAACAATTGTCACCGGGCTCTTCACTGGAATGGTCCTGCTAATAATAGTATCAGTAAGAGTACACCAGCGTCCAAATCTTGCCTTTGGCATTTCCCTGTACGTTAGCGATGATGGGCAACCTAGCAATGTGTGTAACACCATGGTGCGCCGAGTTCCCTGATCAGGAGGCGCAACGGGTAAATTGCCAGTTTAGAATGATTCTAAAAATCATTCTAAAGAAGAAAGTAAAAAGCGCCAAGCCTCAAGCCGCAAGCAACGCTTGACAATGGCTCAAGGATAATGTAGGATGTATTTAGAAAGGAATAAACTATGAAACTATATGATCAAGGTGAACAATTAAAAAGAATAGCGGATGCCCTGGATACTATCATTAAGATGGTGAAGGCTGATCAGGAGAAGATGGAGAAAAGGTTTGAAGAGCCTAAGCCGGACCTTCCTGATGACGTCCCCTTTGCGGGGCGGCTGTAGTGACTAAGACTAACAGAGCAGGATCTGAAAGTATACAGATCCTGCTGCACCACTGGCGCTGGTTAGAAGCACAAGGACCGAGCTACAAGCAACAAGCCTCAAGCTGCAAGCGACAAGCCGCAAGCTTGACACGTAAGAATTATAATGTTATAGTATCCTATAAAAGAAAGGACAAAAGAATATGAATACTAAAGAAGCATGGACCCTGGTTGGAGGGTTAAGTAAACCGTCAAAGATGCCGGGCTGGTCAATAGGTATACCCGCGAAGGAATGCAAGACTGGCGCGAAGCTAAGACTCATACCTGATTCAGTTTGTGAAGGCTGCTATGCCTTAAAAGGTTGTTATGTTTTTAAAGTTGTACAAGAGGCTCAGTATAAAAGACTCAGAAGCCATCAGTCACCCTGACTGGGTGCTGGCAATGGCAACACTAATCAACAGCAAGAAGCCTGATGTGTTTAGATGGCATGACTCAGGAGACGTGCAGGACGTGCAGCACCTGGAGAAGATATTTGAAGTCTGTGAGCTAACACCCAGCAAAAGACACTGGATGCCGACCCGTGAAGCATGGATCAAGGACCATATGCACAAGGCGCCAGCAAACTTAGTTGTAAGATTCTCATCACCAATGATTGACCAGGGACCAGTCAAGAGCTGGGCCAATACGTCGACAGTCTCGACGAAGAGTCGAAGCTGTCCAGCCCCTGACAATAACAACGAGTGCGGCAGCTGCAGAGCTTGTTGGGATCCGCTGGTAAAGAATATTGAATATGGTAAACACTAGAATGACATTTGTTTTTAAACACCCAAAATTTTACAGAATCCCTAGGGATAAAAGGATCAGACCATTAGCGACACACCTCCGACGGGAGCTAGCGAGCGTGCGTCTGATCCGGGCCTCAAGCCACAAGCATCAAGCTCCAAGCCGCAAGCTTCAAGCACCAAGTCTATTAAGCCACAAGCCACAAGCTTCAAGCCCCAAGCATAAAGGATCAAGCTTCAAGCCACAGGCTTCAAGCTCCAAGATTCTTGAACCACTGTACATATGAATAAGTTTCTCGGACCTTGGACCAAGGGCCTCTGCTTGGTGAAAACTTTAATTTTTTACCTTGTGTAACTTTTAATTCTATAGTGAAAAAGTGCCCAGAATTATTATAGCCCAATAGATCGGGAGTACCATGTAAGCTATTATTTTCCAGTCTAATAAGCGAAAAATCTTTAAAATGTTTCTTAACTTTTTGATATAATTTACGCTCTGGCGCCATGCTGTTTTCAAGGTTACTCCTGTGTTTAAATACTAATGATCGTTAACTAAACCAGGATTTAAAATAAGCTTTTTCTCACGTTGTGGTTTCAGAACTACCTTAATAGAACTGTCGCCTATGATTGTACTTTCGTGTACTTCAATACGTTTGATCTCTTCAAGGAAACCTTTTTCGTCCATGATATAGACACGAGCATTAGATACCGCATTGCCTTTTGTACCACCTGGACCTTCAGTAAACTTTTCTAGATAGTCTTGTAAATGTTTGATTAACATTATTTAACCACCCTGGATGACAAATCACTTATCACGTTTTTATAACCTTGCAACAAGTTTTTATTTTTTTCGTTTTCTGATGCAATTTGTTTTAATTCCCAAATTTCTTTCTTTAATTCTTCAATAACCATTTTATATCCTTCTATAGTTTCTTGTAATTCTTGTGAATTTCTATGTACTTTCATTCTTGACTTTATAGGATAGTTACCTTAAAAAGTCAACATGGGTGTTCCAAAAAGATTAACAGAAATGCAACAACGCTTCGCTGAGTTTTTAGTATTTGGTGGACCAGAAGGACCAATGACACAATCAGAGGCAGCTGTCGCTGCTGGGTACAGTCCTAATCGTGCAAGACAAGAAGGATCAGAACTTAACAACCCTAGACTATCTCCTCTTGTTGCAAATATATTGGTGAACTCAAAGAAGAAAGATTAAAAAAACATGAAGTGACTTATGAAGGTCATGTTGCAGAGCTTGCAAGACTCAGAGAGGCCGCTTTAAAAAAAGGATCATTCTCTTCAGCAGTGAACGCGGAAGCAAACAGAGGAAAAGCAGCAGGACTATACATAGATAGAAAGATAATAAAAACAGGAAAACTAGAGGACCTATCAGAACAAGAGCTAGAAGCAAAAATGAAACAGATAATAGACGATTACGGATCTCTGATAAATGTGACACCTAATGAATCTTCGTTATCTTCTTCACACAAGAAGTTGGAAAAACCGATCGCTCCGAAAAAGTAATAGAACCATCATCATCTACATCATAACCTGCAAATATTCTTACAGTATCTTTGTCTTTAGAAAACAACCAACCCTCACTTACAGGTGTAGCTAGTTTCATATCAGAAAACTCTTTTCTGTACCCCAGCCGCCTTCAGTGATGATGTCAATCCAATCTATACGTACACGCTTGTATGGAAACTTAACAGCCTGCTTGACCAGCTTAGGCTTGTTGTAACTATTTATTCTTCTAGATTTCTTCTTAGGCATAGGTTTGATTCCTTCTATAGTATTCTACCACAGATTTTTTATTTTAAAAAACACATTCGCGCGCGTGGACCGAAATTTGATAGTACACTTTATCTCTAAATAAAATAAAAAGTGTACCAAAAAGTGTCCACCCTAAAGTCATATATACCAACACTTCTAGACCAAAAGTACACTTGGTACACATTATCCAGAGAAAAAATAAAAAAAAAATAAAATCTGTCACAGAATACTATAGTACGGTTTTTGTGTACTTCTTTGCCACATTGTCGCCATATTTACGCTCATATTCTGCCTCAATCTGCAACATAAGGTCCGTGATCCCTGATTCGTCCATCTTGACCACATGAGCCATGGCGCTTGAAACAAGGTCCTTTTGATATTTTATAGCCTTATTCTTTACTTGAACTTGGTCTATTCCCCATCTCGTTTGATCCGTCATTAAAATCCTCCGCTTTCATTGGTGTTGTTCTTTCTTTCTCGTCGTGTTGTAGTTCATGAAACATATCTAAACGTTTCAAGAATGCGTGCTTCCAGCGTCTAAGTTCTGATCCTTCTACTTTAAATTCTTGGTAATATAGGTCAGGCGTGCATACCATGATAACTCCTTGTTTAATCTTGAGCCGTAGACATAGTCGTGTGCCATGGCGTATGCTGCAATTTGCAGATAATAATCTTCGATCCATTCTTTCTTTTTCGGACGGTTAGCTTGCTTGAAGTCAACAACAGTTTCCATACCATTATGATTACAGATAAGGTCTGTTTGGCCTGCGTATAGGCCCGGATAGTGTAACGTAACTTCGGAACCATAATACTCTTCCACTGGCGCAAGACCGATCTCCATAATTTTTTTGGCCATGGGACGCGCCTGTCCGAGTTCTGTAAGATCATCGTAACCAACGCCCGTGACATAATGATTCGAGGAATTTATGCATACTGGTGCCCCGTGCACTAGAAACATTCTTGATTCGCTCTGCGTTTTCTTCACCGACTTTGGCCTTCCATTTGGTTAAAAATTCTGTATTTTTGGTAGCCCCTAATATAGTAGTTACACTCGGAAGTCTATAAGAACTTATCTCATAAACACGTTTTCCTGTATCAGGATCCGTGATCTGTTTTCCGTCTATGTAGTTGTATTTATTACTCTTCTTCATTCTCTAACATCCTCTTCTCGTCCTCGTAACCTTCTCTAAGTAATTCTGAAGTAGTTTTTTCTTTTTTAAAAATCTCATCAAATCTTTTACGATATAAATCATTAGATGGTCTAGTTACACCATCCCATTTTTCTTTCTTACTCATAGTTTATTTTTTAATTCCTTAACATACTCTTCATCTTCTTTTCTTTGTTTATCACGTAAGATCTTTGTATGTTCACGCCAAGCCCAGGCATTCAACATACCAGCCCATTTCATAATAAAATGTAAACCATTATATATAAATTTATCTAACATCTTTTTGTATCATCCTATATTCGTCTAGTGATATTACATTAGTCTTCAAAGCAAGTGAAGTGTAATGTTCTATGACCTGTTGTATTTTAGGTAATTTAGTATGAGCAAATGGCCATATCAAACAACATACATAGTATGCATCTCTAAATGTACATCTCCATCTGTATTGTTTAAGATAAGGTGTACCATCCACACGTTTACCTTTTACTTTTTTAGGTGTTAGTGTACCAACACCTAATACTTCGTGCACCCACATGAGAACACTACGGTCAGTCATAGTGATCTCCATGCTTAATCTCAGACTATTAGATAGTCTGTATCCAGGTTTACCTTTGTGTTTCTTTTTCTTTTCAATGCCGCGTCTTATATGTATGGACCCTTCTCCGTCAAACAGTCCTGCAATATACGCTTTGTCTGTATCTGGTATCATCAGTGTATAGACATTCCTTCCCCCTCAAGATCTGAAAAATCTTCATCTCTTCATAATCGTAAAGTTCTCCTTGAGACTCACAGTCCCAACATTGATGAACCATATCTTCTTTTTCATAAATGCAAGCGACTTTTACATAGCCATTACCTTTACAGGTAGGACAAATGTATACTTTCTTAACTTTTTTTGAACTTGCCATTTAATTTCTTCGCTTTCTCGTTTGCTATTGCTTCTATTGTCTTTGCTACTGATAATTTTGCATCGGGCAATATTACCTTTGATAACTTATCTAAAGTAGCATATGTTTCTTTACTTAAAGAAACGTTCTTGTATTTAGTCATGTCTGTCATGTTATTTCCTTTCATGTTAAGATAGACTATATAGTGCATTATGTAGGATTGTCAATGACAAAATTTATATTATTAATGGTAGTTTGTAGTGGTATTCCAGGAAATGACTGCAAACCAATTCCAACCCCTATCGTAGAATTTGATACCTACCATCAATGTATTTATTTTGGTTATGATTATTCAAGTATTTTATTGAAAGAAATGACTCCAGCAGCAGTCGATGAATACGAAATATATACAAAATTTTCGTGTAAAGTTGACAAGATAATTTAATTATGTTATCGGATTAGATCTTCTCACCATAAACCTATCCCACAATATTTCCCCTCTTAGGGATAGGTCTATTTACAAATACAACCGTAAAAATTTCCACTGCCATCATTCATGACATGTAGATTTAAACTATCGGCGTACGTTGTTAGTTTTAGTCTTAGTATCTCGCACACGTCCATGCAGTTTATTTCTGCCAATAATGAGATATGTGCCGTCATCTCTTTTGTGACAACTACTAACTGATACAATCCGTCGTTCTGTATTATTAGTTCCATTACTTTTTCTTTTTTCGATTAGGTCTGACATAATCTCCCGTTCTGTTTCCCCATTCGATTATACTTTTTATACCTGGTGCTTTTAAATCCATGTTTACACCAAAAGATCTCCAAGCTTTTTTCATAATGTTTAATTCAAGTAAAAGGTTAGACCATTGACCAGGATTGGTACCATCTACTGTTATTGTTATAGTTTTTTCTTTGCTCATCTTGCATTCTCCAAAGTTATATTAAATGTATGACTTGTACAATGTTGAGTTAGTAGGCTTTCAATAAATTTCTCCTTAGTATTTATATCTACTTTAGGATATTTACGATCACCAGACCAAGCGCAACCTTGATATAAATCTGCTTTAATCATAGCATCTCTATATTTTTTCCACCTAGGCCACATTATATCAATATATCTTTGACGTTTTGAAGTTATCCTTAATGGTTTTCTCCAAGTTGTATGTTTCATCATCATTTGCCATGCTTTCTCAGTACAATCTAGTTTATTCGCCATGAGGACCCTCCGATGGTTGCTCTGATAATTCGACCATAACTTTCCAATGATTTCTATGTGCAAAACCACATTGATCAAATTTTTCCATGGCTTCATTAGCTGTGCTTGCGTTTATGTACATACTAAAGTTAAACATAACATTATTAAATACATATACTCTGTTAGACTCTTCTTCGTAATAAGCGTCTTTTGCTGCTTTTTTCTTTTTCATAACTTTCTTCTTTCTGTGTTAATTGTTATTTGTATTATATATAGGATACTAATGGATGTTTGTCAACCCTGGCCTTTATATCTTTTTTGTGATTTTTGGCGCTTTTCTTGCTTATTTTTAAATTTTTTTATGTTGCCGTGGTCCACGTTTCTTGGGTTTATCACGAGGTGTAAAGAATTTAAAACTTTGTCTAGCCATTCTTCCATTCTTTTACAAAAGGATTCATGCATCTTTTGGTCTAGTAATTGAAGGTAGGTAAACTTATCTTACCATTGACATGTTGTACTAGATCAGAACCACAATTCATACATCTATATAATTCATTAGAAACCAACTAACATAGTGAACTCATCACATGTTGGACATTTCCATTAACTATTTCTGCTGTACTTTCATTACTCTAATATTAGCTTTTTTATCGACAAAGATCCATCTATATTTTTCTCTAATTCTGCTTTTGATTTAATACATTGATATTTTATGTGTGACTTAGATTCACGCTTTGCAATTCTTTTACCTTTTAAACAATCTGACATTGTTGGTTGTATACGGGCTTCCTTAATTTCTCCGTGTACAATCATAAGTAAAGCTACTATTAACTCTGTCATTAATATGCTTTTCCGTTTTCTCTTACTTTATCTTTCAATCCTTCAATATCTTCCAATGCTTTATCTAATTGTTCTCTTAAAAATTCTATGTTGACTTTGTTAGTCATGTTCATCTCTTGAGTTTCTTCCATCTTCTCTACGGTCTTATACAAATCCTCAATTAAAAAATGTTGCTCCTGGTCCGTGGGCACTTGTTCACTTTTTTTAAGCAAATCATTTTCAAACAACTCACGTGATGTCTCTAACGATACCAACCTTGCCGTCAGCTCTGTGTATGCGAACACGCCCATTCCGACTAGCATTATTAGGCGAGCTACCGTCTTCATCGGCATCTGTACAGCTTGCCTCTTCACCAATGGTTTATTACTTAATGGTTTTGGTAGAGGCAGTTATCATCTTTTGGTCAATTTGCTTTTTCCTGGATTTTGATCTTATCCATAAGTTTGATGTCTGGGTTTTCTTTTTTGTAATCATCTTTAATTGAATCCCAATAGACTTCCATCAGGTTTAATAATCTTATCATCGTTGGAATAACTATACCAGAACATTTAGAAACTAACAATTTGAAGTTAGGATTGTTGTTTTAAGTAGGGTTTTTATTAACTTTTCCGCACATTTTCATGAGTTCTAACTGTTGTTTTAACTCCATATTTTCTTGTTGAACAGCTTTAAATTCATCAGTGCAGGCTGAACCTAAAAATTTTCTATAAGTCAGACGTAAGGACCTATCATCAGAAGGGCTATTATAATTATTGTCAGGATTAAAGTGTCTATACCTAGACTCCGAGTCCCTTTGTTCGATTGATAAGCTAAGATCACCAGTGCTACAAGTATTAGTACCGTTATTGAGATACTCATTTCTACTGTGTGCAGGTTTTATAAAACATAACAACACAAATAAAACAATTAATACACCTGTAAAATAATAATTCATCCTGGCTATCTCCATAGGTCATTAATAATTTATTTCTCTGTTTAAATCTTTAATATCATAGTGTGTTCTCTAACTTGATCTGCTAATTGTCTGTATAAATTTTCTGCCATCTGCCATGTAGATTCAGCAGAAGTTAGTCTTGTATTTTGATCTGTAAATTTTATCTTCAGCAACTTTTAAATCTCTTTTAAGATCTACAATTTCTTGCTTCGTTTTGATTGATAGTATCTGTAAGATTTACAATATAACGAACACCAGTAAAAGTTCCGACTAGGACTGAAGCCACAACCGGAACCATTACTATATTCTTTTTTAATAAATCTGCTAAATTCATTACTTAACAATGTAAGCTATAACTTAAAACTGCAACTACAAGACATTCAATCTTGTGGTCTGACCAGTAATGCATAGCTTTACTTTTTATTTTATTAATCATTTTTTTTCTCCTCAATTTCATAGAAGAACTTGTCGGTATCTTCTGTCGCCATGCTCCTACTATCTTCTACATTCCATTCAGAAGTCTGCACTTTCCAGTCAGGAATACTATCTTTCACAGTGAAAGAAGGTAGGTCCCATATACATCTGTTGTTAGGTTGTGCTGCAAAATTGCCATCATCTAAGGCAATTATGTGAGCGCACTTATGTTCGTGCGGAATCTCTGAATGATCAGTTTAGTATATTACATCTGGATGTGCAAAGTCAACGGTAAATAAATATTTACCTGATGCCATTTTTTATCTTTACCAATATATTTTCCGGCTTGTCCGTCTAAAATATCCCAACGATGGTAACAGCAGGATAATAAGAAAAACAATTCCAGAGCTCCAGTTCATCAAGTCTCTTGCGGGAACTCTGGATGGTTCAAATCCCTTTTGAATAAACGCGCTAATTGGTAGACGATAAAATACTGCACCGTTTTCCATAATAGCATGAAATAATATAGCACGACCTGTAAGAGCGCTAATGCCAAAGATAATACAGTCTTCAACTTCTCCGTGATGTTTTTTAAGGTCATATAAATACTCTCTTTTTATTTGTGCGTATTGTGCTGGTATGTTTGCATTTAAGTAAGCCATAATTTATCCTTTTATTTACCCCAATTAGGACCAGATTCATAGTCTACTTTGTTAGGTACTTCTAAGTCAACAGCAGATTCCATAATATCTTTTATTTTTTCTGCATGTTCAGGAGACTCTCAACAGATATATCAAGTTCATCATGTACTTGTATATGCGGTATGATACCTTCTTTGTATAATTCTATCATAGCTTTTTTTGTCATGTCAGCTGCTGATCCTTGTATTAATTTATTTAATGCTTTGTAAGTATAAGCACGTTTAATCCCTGGTCCGTGTTCCAAGAGCGCTGCATCGTGTGGCAATGCTTTATGTATACCAAACTGATTAGGTTCCCATAAATGAAACCTACATAGTCTTCCAAGTAAAGTTCTAATCTGACCACGAGTCTTGTGCTCTGTTCATTACATTATCCATTAACTGTTTAACAAATGGTACTCGATTATGGTATTGTCTAAACAAACTTCAGATTTTCTTTAGATACACCTAGTTCTGCTTGTAATTTATTTTTACCCATACCATAGAACAAACCAAGATTTATTGTCTTAGCTTGAGATCTTGGTATCTCTGCCATATCAGCAACGATCGTGTGAAAGTCTGCATCTTGGGTCATCGCGATACGCATCTAATACATCATCCACTCCATAGAGATTCTGTAAAGCTGCATAATGTACTACCAGCCTAGGCTCTTGCTGAGAATAGTCAAAACAACCCCATGTATGGCCTTCCTCGGGCATAAATAACGACCTAATCCGTGGTCCAAGTTCCTTGTTTCTAGCTGGAATTTGCTGTAAATTTGGGTTTGAATATGAGAATCTACCGGTCACAGTTCCGCCATTATCTGATCTAATTGGTTTATCTCTGCATGTATTCTACCTTTGTGTGAATGTTTTAGTATGGTATCTATAAAAGTTGTATGAGCTTTATTATTTCTCTAGCCTGGGCAATTCTTTTGAACCAGGATGTGGGTGATTCTTGTAAAAAGTTTTTAGTAAAGGAAGGTGCAGATGTTTTCTCAGTTCGTCATAAGGTAATTTTAATTTATCAAACACTTGTGCAATCGATCTTGCAGCCCATATCTGAGGTTCTATTCCTGTTTCTTTTTTTACTTCTTGGATAACTTCTTGTTCTTTGCAACTAATTCTTTTTTTAATTGTATGAGCTTTTCTGACATCGTACACTTACACCTAAGAATCTCATGTCAACCAGACAAGGAAATAATTCTGTTTCCATATCAAAATAGATTGTATATCTTGATGAAGTATTTCTTTTTTAATTTCTTGCCATAACTGTAAAGTTATTCTGCATCTTTTTCTGCATATGCACCTACATACATGGCAGGTAGTTTATACATTTCTGCCTTTAGGATCTATACCCCAATCTTTTGCTGCTTCATATAATGCAGCTTCATTTTTTCCTTTACCTGTATCTTTTAGCACAACTATTTAAGATCATAACGAAATTGATTTTCATCACAAGGGCCGATGCAATCATCGTGTCTACAATTTTACCGCTAATTTTTAAACCCATAGCGCTAATCCAACATACATCATACATTGCATTGTGAAATATTTTATCTGCATGTATTTAGTACATCTTGAAACCATTTTAAAACTTTTTTTATCCATGTTACCACCACCTTCATGAGCAATAGGATAATATCCACACCAACCTTCAACAGCAACAGCTATACCTACAACTTCTCCTTTACCAACTACAGATCCTGATCCCATCTTTGTTAGGTCTGGGTCTTTAGTTTCTAAGTCAATTGCAATCTCATCATACTTAGATAAGTCTGGAAAATTTTCTGGTGGTAGCCATTCTGTTTGTGGTTTAAATATAAGCAATTTGTTTTCGTTTATAAACTCTGCAGGTTGAATTTTCATTGAGCGATAATGTTTTCCACCAACTTGATTGTCTAGTGAATCGTATGTTGCTTTCTTAAATAAGTCTTTGTTTGTCATAGATTGTATGCCTTCTTTGTTTGTGGTTCGATTATGTATAAGTTTTTTTCTGTTCTTGTGCACGCAACATAAAATAATCTATGTGTATCATCTGGATCTTTTTCATAATCTATAAATGCTGCACCAGCCAAGTCTGTTATTACAACTACGTTTTCTCTTTCATTACCCTTAACTCCATGTATTGTTGATATACTAATTCTAGGATTCTTATCTAAATTTTCTCCTGATCTAATTAATTTTTTTATTTTATATATATCTTCATCACCTATTTCATTTAATGCTTCATCCCATTCAGTTTCTGTTTTAAGTCCATACTTTTCTTTTAATGTATCTATGTCGTAGAACCCTTCTTTAATTATTGTTTTAAATAACTTTGGATCCCAATTATCTTTAGTCATCTTTGCGGCAATCTTCTTAATATCGTTATAGTGTAGAGGTACACCTTTTTTTAAATCATTCCATTTTAATATAATCTCATATATATTTTTTACCCTTGGCACTGCATTTCTTCTCTGCCAATACAATTCTTTTTCATCTAATATGTTTCCAATACCTGCTAACATATAGTTAGCTTGTGCTAATACTAACCATCTACCTGTTGAAAAATCTACTTCATGTAGATCATCACAGTATTTAACAGATCCCTCTTCTTTTTTTGGCAACCATTCTTTCTCTACTCTGTTGTGTACTTTTTTTATTATCTTGTTTGCTAATGCAAAAGGTTTTTGTGGTACCCTTTGTGATTGATCTAACACAGTTCTTTTACCTTCTAGATTTATAAATGTACTAACGTGTGCACCATTCCATCTGTATATGGCCTGGTCATCATCACCTGATATGTATGAGTCTTGACATTTTTCTTCTATCTTCTTAACTAATCTCCATTGTACTAAACTTAAATCTTGTGCTTCATCCACAAACATAACTCTAAGTTTTGGTGCTTCGCCACTTGCTATAAATTTTTCTAACATGTCTGGAAAATCAATTAGTCCATGTTGTTCTTTGTATCTTTCTAACTCTTCAACTATAATTTTTAACTTATCTAATTGTATTTTATTATTGTTGTGTAAATTATAAAATTTTATTGGGTCCATTTCTTTTGACCGTGCTAAGTTTATTAACTGTATGTATGGATCTGGAGAATAGAATATACCCTCATAGTCTTCGTCTTGTCTTGCACCTTCTAATTCTATTTGCATCTTTTCTGATAGTTCTTTGTAGTGCTTTGGTTGCATCACTTGGTTTTTATTTATACCAAGTTGATTAAAACAAAATGAATGAAGGGTTTGAAAGTATGGTACATCGTTGTAAGATAGTTTAAATTTATCTACTGCTCTTTGTTTACCTTCTTGTGCAGCGTTCTTACTAAATGTAAAATAACCAATCTTGTCTGGTGGTGTGTTAGCTAAAAACTTTTCTATGTGTCCTAGCAAAGTGTGTGTTTTACCTGTACCTGGTGGTCCGTATATTATTGTTCTCATAATTTTTGTAGGGGCCCAAAGGCCCCAATGTTTTATTTATTAGTTCTAAAATCTCTAAACACAATTGGTTTAAAATTTTTTAGTCCTTGGTTATGTTTATTATAAACTCTATCTATAATATCTAGCCACTCTTGACTATTAGTAGCACCTTTAAATTTAGCAGATAACTTCTCTACCTTTTTTAAAAAGTGATTTCTATTGAAGCCAACATGACTTAATGCATGCAACATAGAGTAATAAAAGAAACTATTTTTACATTTACTAGAGTCTATTTCAGTTAAGACTTTATTGATGTATTGAATAGTTTGTTCAGATTCCTCTTTGTCAGCAACTTTAAAAAGACCATCATCAAAATCGTCTTCTTGAGCTGTTGTTCTTCTAGATGAGTTATTTAGAATCGTAGTAGCTACAGAAAATTTATTCTTTAAGCCATAGTCATCCATAAAAGACTTATAATAAATATAGTCTTCATTACCTTTCTCAATAAATTTATTAAGAAAGTTTTTACTAACCCAGTTAGAATTATCAGTGTTAATTTCACTAATATCATCAGGTCTCATTTTTTTTACTTCAATAAAACGAATTGATTTATTCAATTCACTTCGTGCTTGAAAACGGTGTTGTCCATCAAAAATAGGGTACTGACCGTTTTTGTCTTTAGATCCAACAAGTATAGGAATTTCTTTTATATCTCTTCTACTTATTTTTTCTTTTAGACGGTTAACATGCGAACGATTAATCTCACGATTGCCCTTTACGAGTTTGAATATATCGTATTTACGGGTTTCTTGGATTTCGCCCACGCTTTGTATTGCGCTCATGTGTTTCCTTTTAGTTTGCATCGTCTTTGTTCACGTGCCGATGTTAGACGTGATTTTTGTATGTACAAAAATTTC